CGGATCTTCACATTGCCGGCGCGGCACTGCGAGCTAAACGGCCCAAACCGTGTCAGCTTGTCGCCGCTCTCGGTTGCCGGGCGCACCGTAAAGCCGCTGAGCGCCCGCACCAGATGCTGCGCCTGGCTCTTGCCGGCCTGCCCCGGATCCTGGCCAAACCCGATCGTGACCCGCTTGCCATCCTGCGTGGCGGTATTGAACAACAACTGTTCGACGTCGCCCGGGTTGGCGCGCGCCCGCACCAGATCCAACAGCCAATAGCCGCCGCTCCGATCGCGGCCGAGCTTGACGCCGATGGTCCAATCCGGATCGTTGAACTCGGTTTTTTCGGTGGCGGCGAGATCCCAATAGCGCACGATGTCGAGATCGGCCGGAGCCTCATCGACAACGCGACACCACTCCCGTTTGAAATAGAGCCCGGCGGCGGGCCGGATCTTCCAATTGCCGCCGAGCAGCCGCTCGCGCTCGAGGGTCGGCAGTGACAAGAGCCAGGCGAGATATTCCGGGTTGACCCGCAGCAGCGCCGGGTTGTCGAATACCGTCGCCGGGATAAAGGTGACGCTCATCGGACGCGGCGGGTCCACGCCCGGCGGCAATTCCTGGCCGCGCACCAAGTCTTCCATCAGTTCTTCGGGTCGATCGGCCCACACGATTTTTTCACCAATGCGGACAAAATAGCGCAGCACGCCGGCACGCTCCGGGATTGGACGGCCACTCTCCCGATCAATCCACCAGGACAGGAAGTCGGCGGCCCACGAGTCGGCATCCGGGTTGCAGGCCGCCCGGATATACGGTCGCACACCACAGGTCGAGCGGTTGCGGCTCACCATGTAAAAGAATTGGTGAGCCGAAAAATGCGTCAGTTCGTCAAAGCAGATCAACGTAATCTGCGCACCCTGCCACTGATAAACCGTGGTTTCGAATTGCAGATGTGAGAACTTGATCTTGCCGCCGCGCCGCCAGCGCCACTCACGCAGCCGCAGATGCGGCGTGCCGCCCAGCCGCGGGTAAAATTTCAGGCTCTCATCCCAGAGCGCCCCGGGGTTGGTAATCTGCGGCATCGTGCGCCGGAAAAAGACCGCGGTGAAATCGGGGATCCGGGTGACGTGGCGCAGCGGCTCCAGGATCAGCGCGGTCGTCTTGCCGCCACCGGCAGCGCCGCCATAGATGCAGATGTCGGCGCCGGTGCGCAAAAACGCCGTCTGCGGTCCGGGCTGCGCCGCGATGGTCGCAGAAAATGGAAATGCCATATCTGATGCCTCGAGTGTCGAGGTGGTGTGTTGCGCGGTGCGAGCGAAGGTGTCAGTCGGCAGAGCACCCACTCGCGACGCGTCCCTGCAATTGATCGAGGAGTGCGCCATCTCAGCGCCGGCGTTGTTGCTCGAGGTTAGCCTCGCGAATGCCGACCAGCTCGGGATCGCGGCCGTTGTCGGGCAATACCAGGACCACCGGTGAATTGGCTTCGGCATCACCGTCTGCCGCCCCGCCGTTACCTGCTTCACGTTCCCGCCAACGAGCCCGTGACTTGAGCCAGAAAATCTGAGCCGCGATACTGCCGCCCTTGGCCGCGGCAAACAAGCAGCCGGAAACGATGGCATTGGCCTCGGCGACCCCGCCGTCGAGATCATCACGACACCGCTTGCGCAAGGTTTTTGGCGAGCATCGGACAATTCGGGCGATATCGTCCTGGGGCACGCCCAACCCGGCCAGATGGCGCACCTTTTCGCGGACCGCATCATTGGCGACAAACGGTTTTCTAGCCATCGGCCGAGCCTGAGGCATCAGGATCGTGGCAGCGCTCGTCGAATGACTGCCCGGAGGCTTGATGGATCGCGCTGCGCCCGGTGAAGGCTTGCCAGCGTCGTAGGATGACATCGACATAAGCCGGGCTGAGCTCGAGACCACAGCAGATACGACCGGTCATCTCGGCCGCGATCAGGCTCGTGCCCGAACCGAGAAATGGGTCATAGACCAGCTCGCCCGGCCGGCTGTTGTTGACGATCGGACGGCGCATGCACTCGACCGGCTTTTGCGTGGCGTGGCCCCAGCTTTGCTCCGGCTGTCGATTGCCAAACGGATTGTTGTTGGCGATTTCCCACAGGGTGGTTTGCTTGCGGTCGCCTTGCCAGTGGCCCGTCTTGCCCTCGCGCACCGCGTACCAGCAGGTTTCATGGCGCCAATGATAGTGACCCCGGCTCAAGGTGAAATGCGGCTTGGCCCAGATGATCTGCGCGCGCAGCTCAAACCCGCAAGCGGTCAGATCGGCGCCGACCACGTCGCCGTGCAGCGCTCCGTGCCACACATAAGCGACATCGCCGGTAAACAGCGCATAGGCCTGCCGCCAGTCGGCGCGGTCGTCGTTGAGCACCTTGCCGTGCGCCAGCTTGCCGGAACTGAGCCCAAGGCGGGCTCGCCAGGATGGATCATAACCGACCCCATAAGGCGGATCGCTGACCATCAAATGGGGCTGCAACCCAGCACCGGCTCGACACTCGCCGCATTGGTGCTGTCACCACAGCCGACGCGGTGGTCTCCCAATCGCCAGAGGTCGCCGGATCGAGTGACGGGTTGTTCGGGTACATTCGGGACGCTGTCGGGATCGCTCAGACCGCTCGACCCCAAACCGGCCAGGATCTCGTCAAGCCGGTCCGGCTCGAACCCGGTCAAAGCGAGATCGAAACCGCTGAATTTGAGATCGCCCAGCTCACCCCGCAGCAGATCGAGATCCCAACTCCCCCGCGCCGCCAGTTCATTGTCGGCCAGGCGACAGGCCTGTTTCTCCTCCTCGCTCCAGCCTTGCGCGACGATCACCGGGATCGGTATCGTCAGGCCCAGCTTTGCCGCGGCGGCGACCCTGCCGTGACCGGCGATCAGCACACCGTTCTCGTCCACCAGAACCGAGTTGGTCCATCCCCATTTCAGGATGGAGGCGGCGATCCTGTCGATATCGGCTGCGCTGTGCAGCCGCGGATTGTTCGCATAGGGTGTCAGCCGTTCAATCGGCCACTGCTCGACCCGTTTGGCCGGCCATGGCCGTGTCGGGCTCGCCGCCGCGGCCCGAGACGCAAATGACGTCATTATTCACCTCGCGACGGCGCTGCCGTCGGTATGTTTAGAGCAATAAAGGCGTTTGATGCTGAATTAGGAACACACGCAATATTAAACGTTCTCACAGTTAAAATACCGACTTGACGACCCTCGCAAGTCCATTTAATTCGGTCCCGAACGATGCGTAAATCAGTATGATGCTGTGATGGCACTAAGAAAGCAAATTGTCAATGATCCCTTTTCGTTCCGCCGTCGCGGGCGATCACGCGGTAAATTCAGCCTATCGCCACGATTCGCTAAATTACTGAGCCAAAAGAGTTTTTGACTGTATCCGGGGATGATAAGGCCGACCAAGCTCTTTTATAGATGGGAAATTAACCCGGGGCCTAAATCAGCGGTCGGCATAAAATGAGCAATTTTAACGACTTAAAACGATCTGGCCGGAGAATTCCGCCGAGGACACCAAACCGAATTTGGCCTTTTCAAAGCCCTAAATAGCTCCCGTAGCCTTCTAACAGCATCCGTAAACGTCTTGGAATCGGGCCGTAATTCCCCGGTGTGAAAAATCCCATTTCAGAGACTGGTTCGCTCCTGACTCTCCCCTCAGCCACCCTGAGTTATTGATATTAGAGGATTTTACGATCAGCGAGTACGAACCGGAAACCGTCGGAGTTTCCGGGGGTTTGCGATATGTGCTGCGGCGAAGTGGTCGGGAAAGACTGGTGAAGCGGCGACGGAGTGCGCCGCATAACCCGAATATCTCTGTCGGGCATTGATGCACCGGCGGAACTCGGCGACGAACAATCAGCCCGCTCGAGCTGCTTTCGGGCCACGACGGTGATGGTGGGTTTTGGATCGGCTTAAACGAAGCCGAGAGCAATCCGCTGCTGCTGCCAACTCAGCGGCAGCGCTGGGTGCTCGATCAGCATCGTCGCGGTCAGACCGGGCGGCTGTCGGCCCTCGAGAATGGCGGTGGTGATGTCGGGGGCGAGATAGGCAAGGCGGAGAACTTGACTGTAATAGGATCGGTGCTGATCTTCCCCCGAAAAAGTGGACGGGGTTAGGCCGCTAAACGCTCGGCATGAGCTGGGCTGAGATAACCCAGTGCCGAATGCAGGCGGTGGGCATTGTAGAAGCCCTCGATGTACTGAAACAGATCCCGCCGAGCGTCGGTGCGGGTGGCGTAAATCCGATGATGAACACGCTCGATTTTGAGAGTGTGGAAGAAGCTCTCCATCGGGGCGTTGTCGAGGCAATCGCCTTTGCGGCTCATCGACGGCGTGATGCCCGCTCGGGCGAGAGCCGGCGCGCACAGCGACAAAATTGCGAGCCAGTCGATTGGGCGCGATCGGATAGTTGTGCCGGCTGTCGGTGGTGCGCGTGCGGCGCGGCAGGGCAGCCAAGCCACGCAGCCCTGCACGGCGCATCAGCCGCTCGATCCGGCAGCGGCCAACGCGGCGGCCGCGCGGCGCAACACGGCATGGATCCGAGGCGAACCATAGGTCCCGCTGCTCTCGGCATGGAGTTGGGTGGCGCACATCACCCTGATCGGCCACACGTTGCGATGCTCATCGACGAACCCGAACTTCATCGGGAGGCCGATCCGAAGATGAGCGCGGCTTTTTTAGGATATCGCGCTCCATTCGCAGCCGATCGTTCTCGCGTCGCAGACGGGCGATTTCGGAGACCAGGTCAGACGGCGACGGGGACGGCGCTTGCGTTATCGGGCGCCTCGCCGTCCTCGTCGCCTGCGTCGCAAACCGCGTCACCCATCGCCGCAACACCGTTTCGTGCAAACCCAGCTCAGCAGCCACCTTGCCCACTGAAAGCCCACTGGTAACGACCCGATCAACCGCCTCGCGCTTGAACGTTTCCGGAAATATCGGCGCGTCACGCTTATTAGACACCGTCCTCCTGGCTCGAAAGCCTAGCATGGGTGTCCACCAAACCGGGGGAGGATCAATCGTGCCAGACTTACCTTGCCTCTTGGTCATGGTGTGCATCCTCGCCAAAGGATCCGGTGATTGCCCAATCACCCGCATACCATGACCATCCGACTTAACGGCTTTTGCTGAACCTTCCAGACACTACCCTTTGGCCTGCCCGACCCGCGGGGCGGCGTCGTTTTGTGGCGCCCGGCGCGGCCGGATCCGACTGGCCTCTCTTCCGACCCCGCCGTGACGCCCCGAACTGGGGATCCACCTGCCTTCCAATGCGGTGGAAAGGACTATGCCTCCGCCGGCAGGGCGGGTTCGACAAGCGACAACATCAGCCGATTGGCCCAGTTGAAGAATGCCGCTGCATGGATGACATCGGCGATTGCCAGATAATCGAGACCGGTCCGACGCAGCCGCTTCACAT